ACTTACGGTCATGGGGGCCGAATAAGTCAGTGATAACTCTTGAAACGTCCTATGCCTTTCTCGGGCTTGGTGCTACGTTGAAGGCCAAAAAAATCACCGTGAAAGGTAAGGATGACAAAGACGAAGAAAAAACAGCCTATGAGAATCTCGACCCTGCCACTAAATCTTTCGTTGATAGCATCGATGAAGTGCTTAAGGGTATTTCAGAGGGCAAACTCGACAAAAAGGCACTGGAAACAGAGCTTGGAAAATTCGAGGAAAAGCACGGCAAAGGCCTCAACGATGAGCAAATGAAATCCTTTAACGAACTCGTAGAATCAGTTAAAAAGCAGGGCGAAGAGCTTGCTAAACTGAAAGATGGCGGTGTACCTACCGTTGAAAAGGAGCAATCCTTCCATGGCAAGATAACAGCAGCTCTGATGCAGCATAAGAGTGACCTGGAGAAGCTGGAAAAATCACAGCATGGTTTTAAAATTAACCTGAAGGCAGCTGATTCCCTGTTAACTACCAGTTATGTAACATCTGCACCTAACAGTTACCTCCCAATGCCTACAGTTATGCCAGGAGTAAGGGAAACACCTGAAGAAACGCTGAATGTAATGCAGTTGATCAACATGACTACAAGCGATAGCCCTTCAGTAACATGGGTTAACGAGTTGCCGGTTGAAGGTGATGCTGATTATACATCGGAAGGTGAACTGAAATCGCAGGTTGCTTGGAAGTACAACAACGAAACTGCTACTTCAAGCAAAATTACTGCTTTCATCAAGGTTACAACCCAGGCGCTCCGTAACATTAAGTTTCTTGCTAATCGTATCAACACCCGCCTTCGTTACCTCATCCTGAATAAGGTAGAGGATGGTTTGATTAACGGTGATGGCGCTGATGGTGCATTGACTGGCATAGTTTCTTACGCTCCCGGCTTCACTACCACGGCGTTCAATGATAGCGTAGAAGACCCTCAAACAGTAGATGCGTTGGTTTGCATGGCGGGTCAGATTGACCAGATGCTATATACACCTACTACTGCAATGCTTAATCCGGTAGACATCCGTAAAATGAAACTGGTAAAGGATAAAAACGGAAATTATGTTATGCCTCCTTTCACCACTACCAATGGTACTTACGTTGATAACATGCGCGTGGTTCCTAACAGGAAAATAGCGATCGGTTATGCGCTGGTAGGTGACTTTATGAAAGCTAACGGCTTCATAGTTGAAGATGTTATGCTGGATATCGGTCTTGATGCTGATGACTTCACCAAAAACCGTAGGACTATCCTCGCGGAAATAGAACTCGGACATTTCATGTCTGCTATTGAAGTAGGTGCTTTCTGCTACGAGTCTTTGGCAACGGTAAAAGCAGCTATTGCAGCCGTTGGTGACCCCGAATAATGGCAATCTATAACAAAAATCATTTTTTAATTCATAAATAACTAAAAATGTCGGATAAGAAAATTAAGTTCAAAGACCGCCAAACAGTATATGCTACCGCTTTGGCTGCACCTCACTATAGAGAAGGTGCTGAAATATGTGTTCATCCAGAACAGGCAAAGGCGCTGTTGGCATCTGGTAAGGCTACTGCTGAAGCTCCAGGCACAGAAAGTTCGCCCACATCCTCTAAAGGAAAGGGCAAAGGACAAAAACCTGAATAATTAATGACACTGATCGACAAGACATATTTCATAGGCGAAATTAACATAGCCCAACTCAGTCAACCAGCTGTACAGCAGAGCCTTGCCGTATTCATCAATAAGAGAGAGCCTGAATACCTCGAAAAGGCGCTGGGTTATGCCTTTGCTACGGAGTTTGCCGCTGGTTTGGCCGTAGAAGAGCCCGCTCAAAAGTGGATAGACCTCCGAGATGGGGTCGAATACATCAATGAGTGCGGCCACACCAAGAAGTGGAAGGGTTTTACGAATTCGATAAAGCAAAGCCCAATAGCCAACTATATCTACTACTGGCACATGCGCGATAATGTAACGTTTACTGCCGGCACTGGAGAAAAAGAAGGTAAGGCTGACAATGCCAGCAATGCAACGCCAAACATTAAGATGTTCCGTGCATGGAATGAAATGGTTACGCTAACAACTGTATTGCATGATTTCCTTTTGAATAAGAAGGATGAAGACGGCAATCTTGTTTACGAAGACTTCGACATTGACCAGGCTGAATGCCCAAAACGTTTATCACTGATATGAGCTATCCAAGGCCGATACCGAAAATAATGGCAGATATCGTGCAAGCGATGTCTGATACCATTTTAGCGGATATACAAGCGTCGGAACTGGCCATACAGCAGATAACGAACCCTGCCGCTACTGAATCCAGCATCGTAGCCATCAATTTCCAGTATGGCCACTTGCGGGAAATCATCGAAACGATGAAGCAGTATGAGCAAAGCCCAGAATTAAGGTATGAGAAATACCCGCTCGTGGCATTGTTCCTGGATATTCCCGAGCAATACGGGAATTCGGGCGGCTATCCCGGGGAATGTACCCTGCATATAGCTATATGTTATGGGACGGGTAAAACGTTGAAGGCTGAAGAGCGGTACGCTCAGGTTATAAAACCCATTCTTTTGCCACTATACGAGGAGTTGATGAAGCAAATAGAGGCATGTGCGGAAATTATAACCGGTAGCGCAGATCATATTCAACATACAATGCAGGAGCACCCATACTGGGGTCGTGGCGGGCTTGGTGACCATGAAGGAAATGTCTTTGCCGATGCGGTAGATGCCATTGAAATTACTGACTTACAACTCACAATCAATTTTAATCCAAACTGTTAAAAACAACTTCAAAAATGAAAAAAATAATAATAGTAGCGCTAGTGCTCATAGGGATTGCAGCAACAGCATTTAAGATCAACACCACCATCGCTTTGCGTAAGAAAAAGACCACTGCAACACCTGTGCTCGCTACAGTTGCGTCAGATGTAAATGATACACTGGTAGGCTCAGGATCTGTACACCGGGATAGCGGAATCGTTTTTACTTATGCACCGGACAATTCACAGGACCAGACATATGATTTTTATGTTTCGCAGTTAACCGGTTCTATTACCGCCTGCTCTATGGTGCTGCAGGGGTGCAACGACACCGGGTCCAGCTTTATGACTGCTGACTGGCATACCATTACTGGGGCGACTGCCGTCTGTGCTGATTGTGTAGGCGCCAGTTCCACGACAGTGCCTGGAACTGCTAAGCATTATGTATGGTATGTGCCCCATAGTTCTGAAACCTTCACCTGGAAACGCGTATTAGGGGACATGACCGGAACATTCACGGCTATATATACCGGTAAGCTAACCTACTCCAAGTAATTCGACAAAACAACATTCATTAACATTCAATTATTTATAATTATGAAACTTGTAGGTTCAAATTGTTCCACCAACGTCAGGAGCTCAGGCACAAAGGGATGTCCTTTCTTTCCCGGGAATGCAAAGGGACACATTTTAGTGCCTTATGACTTCGCAGTAGCGGTGGCTGAAACTGATAGCGATACAACTATCGCCTCAGCCATAATTGCAGCTATCCAGGCTGCTTTTGTGGAGGATGTTTATAGCGAGGCCGCGCAATTTTTCGGCAAATACGTAGGGTTTGAGGATAAGAGCGAAGCTGCTCCTATGCAGAAATTCAACTATAACATCTCTACGAAAGTAGGACGCACAAAGTACATGCATGAATACCAGCACATGAAAGGTATGGATTACCACAATTTCATGTTGACATTCCAGGGTAAGCATGAAGATTATAAGGTTATCACCGTAGAGGATGGTGGCCGTATCCGTGGGGCTAAGAAGTACGATGCCAACGGCAATCTCACCCACTTCATGGGCCTGGAACTGGATGGTATTGACGTCAACGACATGAAAGAGGGCACTATCAACCAAAAGCCGGAATTCAAGTGTATGCTGACCTACGCCGATGCTTCAGAATTGAACGAGAACGCTTTCGTAGTGTCTACAGGAGTTAATATGTTCGATGTAATAGCTGCAGTAGAGGTGACGGATCTGTATGCAATACCATTCGCAGGCGCCGCACGTGTTCACCCATTCATGATTAAAACCATTGATGGCAGCATTAATGTTGCTGATACACTCGGTACTTTGCTTGACGACACCAGCCTGATCAAATCATGCGTGAACAAAACCAGCGGGGTAGCGATCGCGGTTACCTCTGTGGCTGTTAATACGCTCACCGGTAAGTACGTGGTGACATTCACTGCCGGCGCCGGATATGTTAACGGCCAGACTGCTATCGTGGAATTTGCGGATGTTTCAGATCTCCATGCGCTGGATGCGGATTATTACCGCTTCACGAAGAAAGTGGAGATCACAATGGCAACATAATCAATGCAGGCCCCGTAAGGCCTGTTATTTCTTTATCCAATAATCATTTAATAATGAAAAATTTATCAATCAGAGCGGCAAAAGGATGGAATGCTTATTCGGTGGCTTCCATGTCGGAGGAACAATTTTTAGCAGATCCTGCCCATGCTATTGAGGGGCTCAATAAAGAAGAGAGCGACGCGCAACTCAAGGCTATTTATGCCAAATGTAAAGAGGCGGTAGCATCAGATAAGGCTGATCTGGCAAAAGAGGCGGCAACATCTGCAACAGCGCCGGCCGAAACTACTGCAGAGTCGGCAGCAGATAGCAAGAACACTAAGAAAAGGTAAGACCTGAGGCTCGGTATAGCTTAACAGCTTGAAACTTGAAAGGGTAATAGTCTACGGGCTGTTACCCTTTCCTTACATAAACTATATGACAGTAGCAGAATTAGGAAGGAGGCTTGCAAAGGTGGATATCACAAAGATAGCCGGCGATTCACTGCAAAAGAACAGGGATAAAGTACGTGAATTGAATATTGAGCAGCTAATGCAGGGCCTTAACAGCCTTGGAGAGTCGCTGAGCCCAAAATATTCAGAGGATCCGTATTTCAAGAGCCGGGAGTCTGCATTGCGTTATGCCAGGTGGAAAAAGAAACTATTTCCGGATACTCCATTTGATACACCTAACCTGATAATAATAGGTACGTTTCACAACAGTATAACGGCCAAAACTTCAGGTAACCAGGTGCAATTCAGGGCATCGGCCACATTTGCCAGCAGCATTGCCGCAAAATACGGGAGTAAGGAGCTGGGTCTTTCCCCTGAAAGCAAACAAACAGCCTACCGGGAGATAGTAAAGCCAGACCTGGTAACGGGCATTAAAGATGCCATAAACGGTAAATAGTATGTGCCCCGATTGTGAAAAAATTAAAAGACAGCGTTACAATGAACAGCTCAAAAAAGCAAAGGAAGAAGCAAAAGAATTCGGTAAGGCAAAAGGCTTTCAGGAAGTCTTCATCGTCCACACTGCAAACGGCATCCCCGGATACAGGGCGCCTGGAGATGAGTCCCTTGCCCGCCTCCGTACCATTGATATTGTGTTCGTCACTTGATGAGCTGCTATTTACCGACTTCATCAAGTGTGTATGCGATAAAGATTATTCGGTATTGGTCCTGTCTGGTACTGCCGCTGCAGAAGAGATAGAAGCTGCGTGGTTGAAGATAGTCAGCGAATACATGGATATTGCCGGTTCAAAAGAGGCAGATCAGCATAATGATCTTTCTTCCCGTATAGATCGCCTGAACACTAAGATCATGGCCGTTACGTGCCTGATAGAGGCAGTGCGAACCAATCCAGACCCTGACTTAATCAATGAGTTGCGGGAAACATGGGGTTATGCGGGGAAATTCAACGAAAAAACGTTGGAGAGTGACCTGAAAACGATTGAAAACAGACTACGTAACGATAAGAATAAGCTTGCCATTGCCCGGCAGGAATATGAGGATATTCAAGGCAAATCGAGCGCTGAACAGGAAAATACCAAGAAGTCATACATGTCTATGCTCTTCGCCATTGAGGAGAAAAGGAAAATGGAGTTTGATATTGATAAACTCACAGCCTACAAGTTCGCTATTGAGTATAAAAAGTTTATTGACTATTACGAAACGGTAAAAAATAAGTATTCCGGATATGGCACAAAATGAAAATGTTGATGATATAGTCTCTTCGGTCGCGTTCGAGCAACTTAAGGCACTGAAAGAGAACGTAAAACTTACAACCAAGGAGATTGTTTCCCTCAGTAAAGAAGCAAAGAAGGCTTTCGACGGCTTGGGCGATGCCAAAACCTTGCTGCAGCTGGTTGAAGCTTCCCGTAAAGCACAGGAATCTACCGATGGCATGTCTCGGAAGCTAAAGGCATTGACTGAGGAACAGATAAAAGCCCGCATGGAGACGAAGCGACTCAATGATGAGCTAAAATTGAAGATACAGCTTGACCAGGCACAGGAGGGTAGCATTGCCAAAGCGGCCCTTCAGGTTAAGAAATGGACACAAGAGTTACGGGCGCTCAATCTGGAGACGCAGAAAGCAGATGCAGATAACCTCAGGCGTAATATTGATGAAAAGAACGCCTGGATAAAGGAGAACGTCGATGCATTATCTGCTCAACGTATCAACATCGGTAACTATCCTGAGCTTATGGCTCAGTTTGCCAACATTAAACAGGAGTTGAAAGAAATGGCTGCTGCTGGCCTTCAGGATACTACCATGTTCGCTGATATGGAGGGTAAGCTCTCTGAAATATCAAAGGCAATGGGCCCGACATCAGCACAGCTTACATCTCTGACTCAATCCATGACATTGCTCGCGCAGGCCGGCAAACAGGATACCAAGGAATTTAAGGATATGCAGCAGCAGGCCATGGCGCTGCGAGCGAATATTCAGTATGTAAAAACAGCAATAACAGGTAATACTACTGCTACTGATCTGCATACCGAAGCCATGCACAAGAGCAAACAGGCCACCTTTGCCGTTAGCCAGGTACTGAGGGAGCTGCCTTCATTTGCTTACAGTACTTCTACAGGCTTTTTGAGCATTTCCAATAACATAATGCCTCTTAAGGACACCATAGACCAACTGAAGATCAAGAATGAAGAATTGATAGCATCCGGACAGAAGGCTATCCCTGTATGGAAAAGCCTCGGACTGGCAGTATTCAGCGTTAACGGATTGATTACACTGGGTGTGGCCGCAATTACTATTCTTTCCGCCCGTTTGGCTCAGTCAGGCCAGGAAGCGAAGGTTGCTAAAGACAGGCTAAAGGAGTACGGAGATGAGCTAGTGAATTTCAGCGACTCCTTACAGGCGATGAGGGGGAATATTGCTGCTGAGGCCAAGTTTGAGAGCTCGAAAGCCGATAGCCAACTGAAAATAATGAGGGATATGACGCTGACATTGGATCAGCGCTTTCTCGCATATAAACAATTGCAAAGTATCGCTCCTAACATCTTTGATGATTTGGACAAAGAAGGGTTTAAGACTGCCGAGAACACTCAGCGCATGAAAGACCAGTTAAAAACGATGAATGATTACATCCTGCTACAGGTTGCGATCAGCGAGGGCAGACAGAACCAGCGGAAGAATCTTGAGTTGATTGAGCAAAATGCAGACCTTATCAAAATAAAGGCGGCTGAAATTGAGGCCGAGAAAGAGAAGTTGGTTCGGGGAGAGGCGTTTAAGCAAGCTTTATCACGAAAAGAAGTAGAAAAGATGTTTGCCGGCATTACAGGTACCGAGATGCCACTCTTGCAACGTTCATTCTTCAAACCGCAATATGAATTAAATAAGTTGCTCCAGGAGCGTAACGGATTGCTGCAGACGGAGCAGAATTTCAATAGTAAGCTTGCTGAGCTGGAGCGCAGCAGGGCCGTTTTGCAAGGAAATACGAAGGATGCAAAGGGGAAAACACCAAAGGATAATACCCTTAAGAATGAAAATGATCTTACCAGGGAGATTTATGATGAGTATATCAAACGGATTCAGATAGCTGCTGAGGCTCAAAAGGTCATTTCTGATGATGAAAGCAAGTCGCTGGAGGAACGTCTCATGGCATACCGGCAATATGCAGAGCTTTCTTTTGATGCTGAGACGGTAAGAGGAGTTGAGGAACTGGAGGTTATCAATAATAATCTTCGGCAGATCGAGCAGATCGAAAGAAAATCAGTTAACAAACGCACCCAGCAGGAAAAGGACCTCGTAGAGAAAAAGGCGTTCTTCCTGCAACAGAAAGATACCCTTAATGCTGAATATGACCTTAAAGAGGTTCAGCATATTGAAAAAACTGCGAAGGCAATCGTAGAAATTCAACAGGATGAGGTAAGTAAACGCCTAGATGGTGTGAAATGGCTTACGGCCAACATAGATGCGCAGGAGAATCAGGCACAGGAGGTATTAGTTGCAAACCTGAAGAAAGGCACTATCAGTTACAAGCAGTATGTAGCCAGTAAGAAGCAACTTGAGGATAAGTTTCGTCAAGAGCGGCAAATCCAGACCATTGAATATCTGCAACTGGAGATCGATTCACTGTCCAAGCAGGGGGTTGATACCCGCAGAATGCAAGAGGCGCTAAATGCAGCGCTAAAAGCCCTGTACAATGCTGATACGCAAAACTATCTGAACGCTCAGAAGGAAAAGGAACGGGGCAGGCAGGGTATAGCTCAAGCGATACAGGGCGCAGTACAGCAATCCATACAGACTAACCGTGACTTTGTCGATGCTTATTACCAAAGGCAGATAGAGCATGAAGAAAGTCTAATTGCAAAGATTAATGAGCGCAAGCAGGCCGAAATAGACCGCATCAACAATACCATGCAGTCTGAGGAGAAAAAGCAGAAGCAGATACAGGCCTTAAATGCACAGACTGCACAGCAGGAGAAGCAAATAAATGCTGAGATCAGAAGGCTAAAACGTCAACAGGCTATAGCTGACCGTGTTGCTGCTGTACTGAGCACAGTTGGTAACACAGCTGCCGGTGTTGCCAGGGCATTGAAAGATTATAGTTGGCCTTACAACCTGATTGTAGGGGGTATTGTAGGAGGTGTAGGAGCGGCTCAAGTAGCTTCTATATTTGCACAGCCATTGCCTCAGTATGGTGATGGAATCAAAAATCATCCGGGCGGCGATGCTGTACTTGGTGATAAAGGAGAGAAGGAGCTTGTAAAGGAACCGGGAAAGGATCCTTACTGGTCAGCGGACGTGCCTACGGTATACAACCTAAGGCCGGGTACCTCAGTATTGCCAAAACGTTTGATCTCGCGGGAACAACTGATCGCTCACAATATGGGATTTATGACGCCACGGATGCTGAATTCTCTTGGCCTCAATTTCATTAATGACTATTCCCGTCTTGAAAACAAGCTTGATGAAAACGCCAATAGGATAACTGAGGCCATTAATAATAAACCAGTGCCATCATGGCACTTAAGCCGGTCTGGTATGCGAACTATCGTTAGGAGCGGCAACTCGAGAACTGAATACATTAATCAAAATTTTTACTAATGCCAAAGCCAGTATATCAATTCTCTTTAAGAAGAGTTCCCGGCACATATTATTACTTGGATGCGTCCGGTGTTGTTTTGACATCTGCCATACGCAAAGAAATTAAGCACTCTATTGTTGATTGGGATAAGCTCCAGTTGCAATGGCGTAGGCATAGCGTTTATCATGGTGTGATGCGGAATTTTGCGCCTGAAGCAATTAAGATAGCTAAGAACGGAGCTGCTATCCTGAGGCACATATTTAATACTGAAGGCAGCTTTGAGGCATTATGCGAACTGGAGATTTATAAGCTGAAGTCTACCGATCAATTGTATTACCCCCGTGGCGTTTGTGCTATTGATTTCAGCAAATATAACAATTCAGAATTGAGCGTTCAGGTATCGCTGATGCAGGGAGGGTTATCCGCTACCCTTAATGCTTATGATACCCTTGATTTTACCATTCCATTGAAAGACCCGGATATTGATCCTGATTATGACCAGATTTGGATTAGTGGAGACCCGGGCACAGTTCCCGGCGGTGTTATGCTTCTGGGACAATACAATTATCAATCACAAGGTGATGGAAATGCTGATATAGTGCTCAATGATACACCTGCGAGAAATTTCGAGGAGTCAACACTTGGTATGGTATTCGTTAATCAAGAAGGTGCGTATGCAGTTGCTACCAACAGTTCACCTTTGATGGGTGTAAGGGTTGATACAGGAGCTGGGGGAGGTATTGGACTTATCGAGAATGCCAATATATCAAAGGCGGTAAATGGCTTTACCGGAACCTTTAGTGGTGAATTCAAATTTCAGACTATCGCCAATATGCCGTGGAGTACTCAAAATGTCAGGCTCAAAATACGAGCACGGGTATATAATGGCGACTGGTCGCATGTTGTCGACAATGTGCAAATATGGGCGGATCCATTTGGGTTTATTTCTCCCGGAGCATTCAGTACTACCGTAAGCACAGGTGTAATTACCTACACTCACACTTTTAACCCAGGAGACTTCCTTGTTATAACGGCGCGCATGGAAACTCCTACATCTCAAACATCTGGTACTACTACTCAGTTACAGGTCACACTTGATACGCAACCGACAGACTTACAGCTTACTTTCCAATACCAGCAGCCTGATACTCCCTGCAGAGTGCTATCACAATGGCAATTATTCCGGAAGCTGTTCCACAGCCTTACCGGTTCAACCGCCGTGGATCCTATCAGTAACTTGCTTACTACAGACGTATACCCGGGCCCAAATGTATATAACCTCAACCCGGTTAATACAATGATTACATCAGGCGATGCTTTGCGGCAGTTGTACACTGATGCAGAAGGTAACCCAGTTGATCCGGCCATTAAGACCAATTTCCGCGATTTTGCTCAGGATGTACTTACAAGTAACTGCGCCGGCATAGGAATTGAACGTGATGGCGGCGGTAATGAAGTGCTAAGATTGGAGCATCTATCCCACTTTTATCAGAAGGATGTACTGTTAAAAGACCTGGGTATCAAAATTACTAATTGGAAAATGTATCCATATACCGATTATATCGGTAACAAGATAAAGGCAGGGACTGCTCCTCAAAATTATGACGAGGTCAATGGTAGATTTGAATTTAATGGGGATATTGGACTCCAGGCACCAATTACGAGGGTACAGAGAGATATAGATCTTATGGGCAGGTATCGCAGGGACTGTTATGGTATAGAATATGTAAGGGCTAACCTGGCCAATAAAAAAACCACAGACAGTAGCAGCGACAATGATACCTTTAAAATACAGTCCTCAGGTAATAGGCTGGCTATCCCAGGCATGGATTACAATCCTCTGCAGGTTGATAAGGCGCATACTATTTTAGCAGGCCTGCCGGCAGAAGTTCGCCCAACAGTTTATAACGTCCCCTTTACCGGTGGCCGCGATCTTGGCCGGCTTAAGCCTTGGTTGAAATCGTTGCACTATGGTCTGACAGATCCAATACTGAAGTTTACGAGTGGTAGCAAAAACACAGGCCTTGAATCGACCATGTACACCGGTCCATTGGTTAGAGAAAACTCAAATATAATTCTTACAGCTACAACTGATGAGCTATTATTTATCCCTCAGGTATTTGAGTTCGATGCTGAAGTACCGATGGATCTGCCCGAAATTATGGATACTAACCCCTACGGCGTTTTTGGGCATACCATAACCCGTAAGCGTAATAGATATTATTTCGAGGGATTTGCATTAGAGGTGGGCATCAATGATGCAGAAAGAAATAGTTACAATTTCAAGTTATTGTGCAGTCCTAATACGCCTGTACCTGATAACTTTTAGTTCTTTATTTAATTGTGCAGTTGATAGAGTCCCGTTCTGTGCGAATGGTGTCGTGTTGATAGGTGACATTAGTAGCAATATGTTTTTTAACAAAATCATTTGCCTCAGAAGAAGTCATGTTGCATTGGTCAAAAGGTGCAGAATGAGATGTTGGGGTGTTTAAAGATGAATAATTATAAGTGAAGGTAATGTAGGATGTGCAGGAATAGCATCGTTTCTCCTCTTTCTTACATCCGATTGAAACTAAAATCAACAATAGAATTAAGTATCTCATAGTATAGAATTTAACCACAATATTAAGTAAAAAACGATAATT